CTCTTCTTAAAGAAGAGCAAAGGTTAGCTTTAGAGTCGAATCAACTCACTAGTGAAATAATGAAAGAGCAACCAGATTTGGATAGAGAAATCCAAAAGCTTGGTCAGTATGAAGAAGAACATATCAAATGGGAATCTGAACTTAGTCAAATTAATAAAAATTTAAATTCATTTAAGGTTATTGCTAATCTATTAAAAGATGGTGGAATTAAATCTAAAGTTATTAGTAAGTATATTCCTACTATAAACAATAGAATTAATTCATATCTCCAAGAAATGGATTTCTATGTGAACTTTACATTGGATGAAGAATTTAATGAAATAATTAAATCTAGATATAGAGATGAATTCTCATATGCTTCCTTTTCAGAAGGAGAAAAGCAAAAGATTGATCTAGCATTGTTATTTACTTGGAGATCTATTGCTAAGATGAAAAATAGCACAAACACAAATCTTCTATTACTTGACGAGGTGTTTGATAGCTCGCTGGATTCGCAAGCTACAGATGAATTGATGAAGATCTTGAGAACCTTAGGATCAGAAACTAATTTATTTGTTATCTCTCATAAGGGAGAAGTTCTTATTGATAAATTTGAAAGAACTATTAAATTTGAGAAAGTTCAAGATTTTTCTAAAATGGTTGAAGAGTAATGATTTTATCTCATAAGAATTGTATATTTAATGAATTCAATGATTGGGTTATTGAACAGCTAGACCATATTATGGTTGAGGATAATTTATTTTATTCTGGCTATTCTACGATTAGATCTAGAAATCAAATTCACAAAGAGTATCCAGATTTTGAAAAATATATTTTAGATCTATGTGATGACAAAGATCTTTTTATAAAAGAATGTTGGATTAATGTAAATCCTAAAAATGGATACCAATCAGTTCATGATCATTCTGAATGTGATGTTGCTGGAACATATTACGTTTGTGTTCCAGAAAATTCTGGAGTTTTGAAATTTTACAATCCAGCTCCAGCAGTAGAGACACTTCATAGATTAAAACCCTATGTTGAATTTACTTCAACTAAAGTTCCGAATAATGGCGATATAGTATTCTGGCATGGTTATATGAAGCATGAAGTCACCCCGAATAAGAGCGACGATCTGAGGGTCAGCATATCCTTCATGATGGACATTCCAGAAACTGTCCGCTGGTCTAGGTTCTCTCGATAGGATGCCCTATACTACAGGGGTATTCGAGAGAACACCATGTCTATTAATCACGAGGTCAAAGGTCAGCTTGCTAAGCTTCTCGCTACCGAAAATCTTGTAATTGAACACAAGAAAGTAGAAACTGCGTGTTTCAATGTAGACACTAGGGTTCTCACTCTTCCTCTTTGGGAACGTGCATCTTCTACTGTTTATGACCTTCTGGTTGGTCACGAAGTTGGTCATGCTCTGTATACTCCTAATGAAGATTGGAGTTCTATTGCTGATGTTCCCAGAGATTATGTTAACGTCGTGGAAGATGCTCGCGTAGAGCGTTTGATGAAACGTAGGTATCCTGGTCTATCTAAGACTTTTTATCGTGGATACAATGAACTTGATCAGGATGACTTCTTTGGCATCAAAGAAACTGACGTAGCCAAACTTAGCCTGATTGATAGAATTAATCTTCATTTTAAAGTGGGTGCATACTCTTGCATTCCTTTTTCTGAAGATGAAAAAGTATTTGTTGATCTTGTTCTGAATACTGAAACTTTCAGCGAAGTGTTGGAAGCTTGTAAGAAGATTTATGAATATGTTAAAGAAAAACAAAAAGATCAACTTGAAACTCCCTCAGAACTTTCTAGTGAGAGTGTAAATACCAATCGTCAAGGTAGTGGAACTGCCTCTGATGTTGAACAGGGAGAATCCCAAGATGATGCATCTGAACAAGAAAATACCTCTGGTTCTAATACTGAAACTACTGGTAATTCTAAAGGCGATCAAGAATCCCAAAACCAAGATCAAGATCTTTCTCCAGATGGAGATCTTGGGGGAGATAAAGCTGATGAAGATGTATCTGTCACTCAAAGGTCTTTTGATCAAGAAGCTCAAAAACTAAATAAAAGCAATCTTTATTCATCTAGAACAGTTTACATTGAGCATCCTAAATTGCTCATTGATAATATTGTTGTTGATAATAAGGAAATTCATTCTTACATTTCAGAGCAGTTTAATGCTCAAGAAAAGTTTAATAAAGAGAATGCTATCACCAACAATACTTTTGGTGAAGTCGATAAAAGTTTTGAGGCATACAAAAAACAGTCTCAAAAAGAAGTCAACTATCTGGTTAAAGAGTTTGAATGTAAAAAGTCTGCTGATGCATATCAACGATCTTCAGTTTCTAGAACTGGTGTTCTTGATACGTCTAAGCTTCACACTTACAAATACAATGAGGATCTCTTTAAAAAAGTAACAGTTGTTCCTGATGGCAAAAATCACGGATTGCTATTTCTCCTTGATTGGTCTGGATCTATGTCTGGAACAATCTTCGATACATTTAAGCAACTTCTAAATCTTTGCTGGTTCTGTAAGAAAGTTCAAATTCCCTTTGATGTTTATGCATTTACTTATGATTGGAATCCTAGGCTTGTAGGAAAGTTGATGATGCAAAGTTCTGAGAAAGTGGTAAATACTTTCCACATTCCAGAATATTTCCATCTCATTAATCTCCTCTCTTCAACTGCAAACAATAAAGACTTTGATAGTCAAGCCAAAAATGTTTGGAGAATTGTGAGCATGTATGATATGAGCCCAGACATTCGGTATAATATTCGTTATACTATTCCTTCTGGCTTGGATCTCAGTGGAACCCCATTGAATGAATCCATTCTTGCAATGAGTGAAATCATTCCTAAATTCCAACAAAAGAACAAAGTTCAAAAGGTCAATCTGATTACACTTACCGATGGTGAGTCTAATGGTATTGCTTACAACATGACTTACCATTGTAAGTATTCTGATAAAGATAAGTTTGGAACTAATTCTGTTGGTAATGATTGTATTCTCCGTGATCGCAAAACGGGAAATGTATATCGTTCATTCGCCTATGAATATAATAGTTCTGTAACTTCTATTCTTTTGGAAAATCTTAAGGATCGTTTTCCTTATGTAAATATCATCGGATTCAGGGTTGCTAAAACTTCAGAATTTACCAGGCTCTATAAAGACATTATGAATATTACAACCTATGGTAATAATTCTGAAGTCGAAGGTGTATCTAAAATTTGGAAGAAAGATGGATCATACGAAATCAAACAATCAAAATATGATTCTCTCTATGTGATTTCATCTAGTAATCTTTCGGAAAATGCTGCATTTTCCATAGACACTAATGCATCTCTTAATGATATTAAGACTTCATTTCGTAAGATGCTCAAGGCTAAGACTACGAATAAAAAGCTGCTGTCTTCCTTTGCCTCTCTTGTGTCTTGACCAATTTTCAAACTGGCTGAGCCCTGGCTCAGCCCTTTCTTTTTCTGCTATACTTAAACAGTAAACAAGGAGAGATCCAATGCCCCGCAAAGTTAATTTTGAAATCTCTGACGTTCAAGCTCAGTTTGGCTCTGAACTGAATACTGCTCAGCTCCGAGCATACTGTAATGTTGTTGGTGTTTCTTATGCAACAGCCACGAAGCATCTTGAACCTTACAAAGTTAAACGGGGTGTCTGGAATTTGACTGCAGAGCAGCTTGAAAATACTTATAATGCTCCTGCAGCAGAACCTGCAGTTGAACTGCAAGAAGTGCAAGTTCCAGTTCAAAATCTCATTCCTAAAAAAGATGATACCTTCGTAAAGTTTGGTAATTTTAGCGATATTAAAAAAATTATTCAATCCCGTCTTTTTTATCCTACGTTTATTACTGGTCTTTCGGGTAATGGTAAAACGTTCTGTGTTGAGCAAGCTTGTGCTCAACTGAAGCGCGAACTGATTCGTGTGAACATCACCATCGAAACTGATGAGGATGATCTGATCGGTGGTTTCCGTCTGGTGAATGGTGAGACTGTGTGGCACAACGGTCCCGTGATTGAAGCTCTAGAGCGTGGTGCTGTTCTTTTGCTTGATGAGATTGACCTTGCTTCTAACAAGATCTTGTGCCTCCAGTCTATTCTTGAAGGTAAAGGTATCTTTCTGAAGAAGACAGGTAAATTCATTAAGCCTTCTGAAGGATTTAATATTGTTGCTACTGCCAATACCAAGGGCAAGGGTTCTGATGACGGTCGCTTCATCGGCACTAATGTTCTGAATGAAGCTTTCCTTGAGCGTTTCTGTGTAACCTTTGAGCAAGAATATCCCAGCAGCTCTGTTGAGCGTAAGATTCTCGATAAGCTTTGTGATTCTCTTAAAATTGATGATCCTGGCTTTACTCAAAAACTTTCCGACTGGGCAGATATCATTCGTAAAACGTTTTACGATGGTGGTATCGATGAGATTATCAGCACTCGTCGTTTGACTCATATCATTCGGGCTTACAGTATCTTCAAGAATCGAACTAAAGCAATCAAAGTTTGCTTGAATCGATTTGATGATGAGACTAAGCAATCGTTCCTAGAACTTTACGATAAAGTTGATGAGACTGTAGATATTAACAATTCTGCAGAAATCGAAATCGAAATCACGGAGGAGAATTGACAAAGTTCTAAGACACTATTATAATACAGGGGAGGTTAACTCCCCTTTTTACTTGGAGAATTATTATGCAGTGGAAATACAATGAAGAAAAAATTCTTAAAGACATTGAAGAATATGTAGTTAGCACATATCGAGGTCATTACTGTGGTGACGAGGAAGAGTATGAAGATATTCAGACTATTGATCTGATGGCAGCCAAAGGTCTTGCCTCTGCCTTTTGTCAGGCAAATATCCTAAAGTATGGGAGTCGTTATGGTGATAAAGAAGGTCGCAACAAGCGAGACTTAATGAAAGTAATTCACTATGCTATGCTATTACTTCATTTTGATAAGCATTATTCTCGTACACAAAACGGTCTTCAGGAGTTCAAACCATGAGCAATGTTCAAATCTCTAAAAATACAATCAATATTCTTAAGAACTTTATTTCTATTAATAAATCGATTGTAATAAATCCTGGAAATAAAATCTCAACAATGTCAGTAAGTAAAACCATTATTGCTTACGCGGAAGTTGAGGAAGATTTCACCAAGCAGATTCCTATTTACGATTTGGGATTTGTGATTAATGGTCTGGCTCTGTTCGAAAATCCAGTATTTGATCTTAGTAAAGAGAAGTGTTTGATCATTCGAGATAACAATTCCAAATCTCATACTGAAATCTTTTACGCAGATCCTGAAATTATTCAGAAGGCACCAGATCAGATCAGATTCCCTTCGACATATTGTAAGTTCAGGCTAAGTTACAATGACATTGCTAAGTTGCAGAGAGCAGCTTCAATCTATCAAGTAAAAGATCTTTGTTTTTATTCTGATGGAACTGGATCGATCGTTGCCTCTGTAAGAGATAAAGAGAATGATACTTCTAATGCATTTTCTGTTATAGTTGGTGAAGATGATCGAGAATTTTGTTTTTGCATGAAAATGGAAAACTTGAGAGTCATGGCAGCTGAAAAATCACCACTCTTCTATGATGTGGAAATTAGTGATGCAAATGCTGCTAAATTTGTTGACAGTAAATCAAAACTCGAATATTTTATCGCACTAGAACCAAATTAATTGTGAGGCATAAATGAGTTCATATCATGATTTTCTTTGGGTTGAAAAGTATCGACCCAAAACAATTGAAGACTGTATCCTACCAGAAGAAACAAAAACAACATTCCGTGGATTTTTAGAGAAGGGAGAAATCCCTAATCTCCTCCTTCACGGAACTCCTGGTATTGGAAAAACGACTGTAGCTAAAGCACTATGTCAAGAATTGGGAGCAGATGTATATGTTATCAACGGATCAGACGAAGGCAGATTTCTTGATACGGTACGCAATACCGCTAAGACATTTGCGGGAACGGTATCCTTGGTTGGCTCTTGCAAGCACAAAGTTCTAATCATTGACGAGGCTGATAATACCACCCCTGACGTTCAACTTTTGCTTCGTTCTGCCATGGAAGAATTTCATGGTAACTGTAGATTTATTTTTACTTGCAATTATAAAAATAAAATCATCGATCCACTTCATTCTCGCTGCAGTGTCGTAGATTTTTCTATCAGGGGAAAGGCAAAGCAAGAATTGGCAATTAAATTCATGGAGAGAATTAAAGAAATTCTCTCTCTAGAAAATGTTGAATATTCTGAAAAAGTTATTGCAGAACTGATCCTAAAATACTTCCCAGATTTTAGGCGTTGTATTAATGAACTTCAAAGATATTCGACGAATGGGAAAGTTGATGTTGGCGTTCTGTCTGCTCTCTCTGATAACAGTATGTCAGAGCTAGCTAAATATTTGCGCAACAGAGAATTCACAAACATGAAGAAGTGGGTTGTTACTAATATGGATAACGATCCAAATACTATCATGAGAAAAATCTATGACAATCTGTATTCTTATTTTGAGCCAAAAAGTATTCCTGAAGCAGTATTAATTATTGGTGAATATCAATATAAATCTTCCTTTGTTGCAGACCAAGAAATTAACTTAGTTGCATTTTTAACAGAGGTAATGCTACGATGCAGTTTCAAGTAACCTATCAAAAAGAATCTGGTTGTTACTCATGCGATTTTGATTATTGTAATGAGCAAACCAGAGATTTCTATACCGAAAAAATTGTAATTGAAGCAGCTACTCCAGAGGAAGCGGAGGCAATTGTTATGACAAAAGCTCATATACCTGAGTTTAAACGTAAAATACGAGTAATTGATGTGAAAGAATTATGATCCTAACTCCCTTTGGTCCTAAGATATATTATGACAAAATATCAGACGACATTAAAACTCTATTATTAGATATTTCTAATGAGTCTGATTTACATGTAGGACCACACTTAGTTGGTCAGATAGAAGATGAGAGGTATATATACTTGCCTCATAAAGCAGAAGAGGAAATTAAATTTCACACTAACAAATATCTATCTGAATTTTGTTATGAAATAACATCTTGCTGGGTAAACTACCAGAAAAGGTATGAATGGAATCCTCCACACAGACATAATTCAGATCTATCATTTATTATATACTTACAAATACCAAAAGAATTACAATTTGAAGAAGGTCAATTTTCTGGTAAGATATCATTTACATATGGAGAACCTCAGAAGTTTAATAGGTTTGAGTATGGTCCTTTTCTACCAAAAGAAAATGAAATATATATTTTTCCTTCGTGGTTGACTCATCAGGTATATCCCTTTAAATCTGATGTAACTCGTATTAGTGTAGCTGGTAACTTGAATGTCATTTGATAAAAACTACCCATTAAAAGATTATCTCAATTCGATTAATCATGTTAAGAATAATCTTTTAGAAACCGAAGACAAAGGGTGGGAAAAAAACTATCCTCCTTTTATTATTAATAAGTGCTTGGCAAATTTCATTGACACTATTATGCATGTCAATGAAATGAATGTTAAATATCATATTGATAAAAAACTTCATTATGATTATTTGCTAAATAGTGTGAGGAAAAACAAAAGGTTTTCTCCTTGGAGTAAAAAAGAAACAGAAGATGATGTTTTGATTATTCAAGAGTATTTTGGGTATAGTCAAGATAAAGCAAAATCTGCTCTTAAGCTTCTAAATAGACAACAGATAGATTTAATTAAAAAGAAATTATATCGTGGAGGAAAAACATGAGTAACATTGAAACAGATTATGATTGGTCGCAGGATAAAATGGTTGAGGTTATTCTCAAACAACCTGATGACTTCTTGAAAGTTCGTGAGACGTTAACTCGTATTGGAGTTGCGTCAAGAAAAGAAAAGAAGCTTTATCAGTCTTGCCATATTCTTCATAAAAGAGGAAAGTATTATATTGTTCACTTCAAGGAATTATTTGCTCTTGATGGTAAAATTGCAAATCTTTCTGCTAATGATGTTCAAAGGAGAAATCGCATTGCGAGACTTCTTTCTGATTGGGGATTGATTGATATTGTCAATCAAGATTCTATTGAAGATATTGCACCTCTCAATCAAATTAAGATCATTGCTTATAAAGAAAAGCATGAGTGGACTCTAGAGAGCAAGTATAATATTGGTAAAAAGAAAGTAGAAGCAACGGCATAATATGGCTTCCAGATATCTTAGAGTCATGCTACTGCAGCCTGATGGTAAAGTTTTCTGGAAAAACATTGGCTGGGGCAAAAAATACTTAGATGAAGTTAGGAAAGATGGTAACCATATATTAATGTCGTTTATTGAATATGGGTGACATTAACCGAACTATTGATGGTGGGGTTCCGAACCCCGCTTTTTTTGTAAACTATTATAATTAGTAGTGATGGGAAGAGGCACAGCTACCCATTCGCTAAAGCGGAGTCTTTTAGATCCGTAATGTAAACCACTCGCTTAATAGGAGAATAACAATGACTTGGAATATTACAAGCAACAAATACACAACTAAAGACCTAGAAGCAATTCTAAACGGTGTTCACAAATATAGTGTTGGCTTAGAAGATGTAGTCAACAGAGTTCATGCATTTGGATCGAACACTATGACTAGCTATCCTCCATATAATATTGTGAAGGAATCTGGATCGAAATGGTATATTGAAATGGCGCTAGCTGGCTGGAAGAAAGAAGAGATTCAAGTTACCACAGAATTCAATGTTCTGGTTATTTCCTCTAAGGGCAAAGGATCAGAAGAAAGTGAATCCGATGAATATGTTCATAGAGGATTAGCTAAGAGAACATTTACAAGATCGTTCAATCTTGCAAGTGATGTTGAAGTTGGTAATATCACTTATGCTGATGGTCTACTGAAAGTTGAACTAATGAGAGTCATTCCTGATCAACAGAAAAGAAGATATTATGGAATTGTATAAATAATATTACTATCGTCGCCGCAGGAAATCGTTGGCAAAATCCAATTAATTTCCTTTCATTATGGTAGTAATAAAATTAAATAGGGGCTGGTGTGCGACCACCCCTTTTTTATTGGGAGAAAACTATGAATTATTACATCAATCTATGCCCTAAATTCTGCGAAGACTCGGAAATGTTAACCTTGGATATTCCTAGTGAATATATGAATCAAGTTCTAGCATTAGCAAGATACCTAGCAGATGAAAAGAATATTACAGAAAAGAGAGCACTATCTGATATAATTAGAGGAACTCTCGATCAACTTTTGGAGAAAAATTATGACAGTAAAAATCGCAAGGCTTCAAAACGGGGAAGACGTAATAGCTGACATTAAAGAAGTCAGGGATTCCTCGGAAAGTGAAAGACCAATTGCTTATTCATTTACCCTTCCTTACATGGTAATGATTCAGCAAAACTCTGAAGTTTTATTTGAAGAATACCAGGAAGGACCAAAAAAACTTAATAATTTAAAGCTAGAATTATACCCTTGGGTTCCTCTTTCTAGTGGAGATAGTGTATTTGTATCTTTACATCAGATCACATCTATCTATGAGCCCCATACTTCAGTTTTAGAAAAGTATAACGAATTAATTGCGGAGATGAAATCAGATGGTAAAGATAGTAGTATTGCAGAGTAATCCTCAATTTTATTTAATTGGCTCTGTAGTTGAATTGGATGAGGAACCATCTCTTCTGATTGAAAAATGTTATAGTATAACTTATGCTCATGACAGCACACATCCAATTATGGAGAAATATCCGAAGATGTGTGACCAGCGAGATTTGTTCTTGACATCGGAATCGATTTTGACTATAGTGGATCCGAACAAGCAGCTTTTAGACCTTTATCTAGAAGCTTCAAAATCGGAAGAGGATTGATGAAATTTTACACAAACATTACGCTCTTTGGAGACGATATTTTGTATCGTGGTTATGAAGATGGTATTCCAGTTTCATATAGAACAAAATCGTCTCCAGTTTTGTTTGTGCCATCAAATAAGCCCTCCGAATATAAAAGTTTAAATGGAACTTCCGTAAAGCCAATACAATTTGATGGTGCTAGAGATGCTAGGGATTTCCTAAGAAAATATGAAAATATTGGAAACTTTTCTGTCTATGGATATGATAGGTTTCTATATCAATTCATATCTGAAGAATACCCAGATGAGATTTATTTTGATATGAATCAAATGAAAATCTACACCATCGACATTGAGGTTGCATCCGAAAATGGATTCCCCGATGTGCAAAGTGCTGCAGAAGAAATCTTATGTTTTACTATTAAAGACCTCAGCACCAAAAAAACAATTACTTGGGGAACCAGAGAATTTGTCACTCCATCTGATATTGAGTATCGAGTCTTTTGGAATGAAAAAGAAATGCTCACCGACTTTCATGCTTGGTGGTCACAAAATACTCCAGATGTTGTTACTGGATGGAATTGTAACCTTTACGATATTCCATATATCTGCAGAAGATTAGATCGTGTTCTGGGTGAAAAGTGGATGAAGAGTCTCAGCCCATGGAATAGAGTATCCATGGAAGAAATTACAGTTAAGGGTAGAAAGAATCTTCAGTATAATATTGTTGGAGTTAATATTCTTGACTACTTAGATTTGTATAAAAAGTTTACTTATACAAATCAAGAATCGTATCGCTTGGATCATATTGCTTTCATTGAACTGGGTGGAAGAAAACTCGACCACAGTGAATATGAAACGTTTAAAGAGTTCTACACATCAGACTGGCAACGGTTTGTTGAGTATAATATTCATGACGTTAATCTTGTCGATCAACTAGAAGATAAGATGAAGCTAATTGAACTTGCAATTACTATGGCATATGATGCAAAGGTTAACTTTGAGGATGTATATTCACAAGTTAGGATGTGGGATACCCTTATCTACAATTACTTGAAAAAGGAGAATGTTGTTGTTCCTCCTAAATTCGGTGGGAACAAAGATGACAAATATGCAGGAGCATATGTTAAGGAACCAGTTCCTGGGATATACGATTGGGTAGTTTCTTTTGACCTTAATTCTCTGTATCCGCACTTGATTATGCAATACAATATTTCTCCAGAAACATTGTTAGATGAAAAGCATCCTTATGTTTCTGTAGATAAAATTCTAAACAAACAAGTGGATCTATCCAATTTGGATGGAGTCACTGTATGTGCAAATGGTGCAATGTATACAACAAAAATCCAAGGATTTTTGCCAAAAATGATGCAGAAAATCTATGATGAACGAAAAATATACAAACGTAAAATGTTGGATGCGAAATCAAAATATGAAGAAGCTCCGACCGTGGCACTTCAAAAAGAAATTTCCAGATGTAACAACATCCAAATGGCAAGAAAGATTCAACTCAACTCTGCCTATGGTGCCATCGGAAATCAATACTTTCGCTATTACAACTTGGCGAATGCCGAGGCGATTACTCTCTCTGGTCAAGTCTCGATTCGTTGGATCGAGAACAAAATGAATCTGTATCTAAATAAAACATTAAAAACTGAGAATGTTGATTATGTTATTGCTTCAGATACTGATTCCATTTATCTTAATCTGGGTCCTCTGGTTAAAGCTGTATTCAAGGGGGGAACGAAAACTCCTGAAAGCATTGTGTCTTTCCTTGATAAGGTCTGTGATGTGGAACTTGAAAAATATATTGAAAGTTCTTACCAAGAGCTGGCGACATATGTAAATGCATATGATCAAAAGATGCAGATGAAGAGAGAGACAATTGCAGACAAGGGCATCTGGACAGCGAAGAAACGTTATATTCTAAATGCTTGGGATATTGAAGGGGTTAGGTTTCATGAACCAAAACTCAAGATTATGGGCATTGAAGCTGTAAAGTCTTCTACTCCAGCTGCGTGTAGAAGTAAAATTACTGATGCGCTCAAACTTATTATGTCTGGAACAGAAGAGCAAGTTCAACAGTTTATTTCTTCTTTCAGGAAAGAATTTAAAACAATGTCGCCAGAAGAAATTGCTTTTCCTAGGGGAGTTAATAATATACTTAAATTTAGTGACCCTGTTTTAATTTATGGTAAGGGAACACCAATCCATGTTAGGGGAGCACTTCTTTATAACTTTTGGGTGAAGAAAAAGAAACTAACTAGTAAGTATCCATTAATTCAGGAAGGAGAAAAAATTAAATTTCTTTACCTCAAGACACCAAATTCAATCAATGAGAATGTAATTTCATTCTTCCAAAATCTTCCGCCAGAGTTTGGTGTTGACAAATCAATTGATTATGATCTACAATTTGAGAAAAGTTTCCTAGATCCACTAAAGGGTATATTGACCACTATTGGCTGGAAGACAGAAAAGCAAGCATCTTTGGAGTTTTTATTCTCATGAATTTTTTAAATGACATTGTAAAAGAAATTGGTGGTGAGTTCACACAACTAGCTTCCAATATTGATGAAACAGAGACTTATGTTGACACGGGTTCATACATTTTTAATGCACTGGTTTCAGGTAGCATTTTTGGCGGTGTATCTGGGAATAAGATTACTGCTATTGCTGGAGAGTCTTCTACTGGAAAGACTTTTTTCTCTCTCGCCGTTGTTAAGAACTTTCTTGATAATAATCCCGATGGTTACTGTCTCTACTTTGACACTGAGGCTGCTATCACTAAATCACTTCTAGAGTCTCGTGGAGTTGATATTACTAGAACAGTTATCGTTAACGTAGTTACAGTTGAAGACTTCAGAAGCAAAGCTCTCAAAGCAGTTGACATTTATATGAAGAAAGCTGTACTTGAGCGCAAGCCCTGCATGTTTGTGCTAGACTCTTTGGGGATGCTCTCAACTGAAAAGGAAATTACGGATGCTTTAAATGATAAGCAAGTTCGTGACATGACTAAATCGCAACTTATTAAGGGTGCATTTAGAATGTTAACTTTAAAGCTTGGGCAGGCAAATATTCCAATGCTTGTTACGAATCATACTTATGATGTTATTGGTGCTTACGTTCCTACTAAAGAGATGGGTGGTGGCAGTGGTCTTAAGTATGCCAGCTCTACTATCATTTATCTTAGTAAGAAAAAGGAAAAAGATGGAACAGAAGTCGTTGGAAATATTATCAAAGCAAAGGCTGTTAAGTCGCGTCTAAGTAAAGAAAATCAAGATGTTGAGGTTCGTTTATTTTATGACCAGCGTGGATTAGATAGGTATTATGGTCTTCTTGAGCTTGGAGAAGAAGGTGGAATGTGGAAGAACGTGGCAGGAAGATATGAAATGGATGGTAAGAAAATCTACGCTAAGCAAATTCTTGCAAATCCCGATGAATATTTTACCCCAGAAGTAATGGAGAAACTAGATGAAATTGCGAGAAAGAAATTCTCCTATGGAGCTTAAAGATTATATTAGAGTCTATGATAATGCTTTAGACTCTAATGTGTGTAGAAATATTGTTAAAAAATTTAAGGAAACCCCATCCCTACATGAGAGGTGGGAGCATGAGGGTAAACCTCAATTCACTAGTTTCAATATCACAAATCACATTGAAACAAATTCAGATGATGATTTTTGGGCAAAAATTCATTCGCAACTAGTAGACAACATTAGGCAGTATAGTTACACCTATATGGAAGAAACTAATTGCAAAGACAGTTGGCCTCCAGAGAACGCCCTAGAACAAATACGATTGAAGCTTTATCGTAAAGGAACTGATGACAGGTTCGATACCCATGTCGATGTCGGCAATCATGATTCTGCCAGAAGATTTTTAGTGATGTTTTGGTATCTCAATACAGTAGAGGTTGGTGGAGAGACTGTATTTGATAACATTTCTTATTCTGTCAATCCAGTTGAAGGTAGATTACTAATGTTTCCTCCTATGTGGATGTATCCACATTCTGGTAAAATGGCAGTGAGTGATGATAAGCTTATTTTAGGAACCTATTTACATTATCGATAATGCTAAAAATTGAAAACATAATCATCTCAAAATTGCTACTCGAAGAAAAGTATACAAGAAAAGTTTTACCTTATATTAAAGAGGAATACTTTGAAACTCTTTCAAATAAAATTATTTTTCAGGAGATCTATAAGCATGTCACTGAGTATGATTCCCTCCCAAAAGAAAATGCAGTAAAGATTGAAATAGAAAAGCGTAGAGATCTCAGTGATGAAGTATTCAAAAGTATAGATGGATTCTTGTCATCTTTAGATGGTGATCAATATAATCACGAATGGCTTTTGGATACTACAGAAAAGTGGTGCAAAGAAAGAGCAGTATATCTTGCCTTATTGGATGCAGTTAAGATTGCTGATGGTAAAGACAAGACTAGATCTAAGGATGCAATCCCTACTATATTGAGCGAGGCATTATCTACTTCTTTTGATGAGCATGTGGGTCACGATTATATTAATGATTCATTAGAAAGATACGAGTTCTACCATCAGAAAGAAGAAAAGCTTCCATTTGATTTGGAGATGTTTAATAAAATTACAAAAGGTGGATTACCAAAAAAAACTCTGAACATTGCACTTGCAGGAACTGGAGTTGGCAAATCACTTTTTATGTGCCATATGGCATCAGCATGTTTACTGCAAGGTAAACATGTTTTATACATTACCATGGAAATGGCAGAAGAAAGAATTGCTGAACGTATTGATGCTAACTTGATGAATGTAAACATCCGTCAACTTACTGATCTACCTAAAACATTGTTCGAAAGTAAAGTTGATAATATCTCCAAGAAGACGCATGGTAGACTAATTATCAAAGAATATCCTACTGCTTCTGCTCACGTTGGTCACTTTAAAGCTTTGATTAAAGAGCTATTGATGAAAAAGGGTTTCGCTCCTGATATTATTTTCATCGACTATCTGAACATCTGTAGCAGCAGTAGATACAAAGGAAACATTGTAAATAGCTATACCTTTGTCAAAGCAATTGCTGAAGAACTTCGTGGATTAGCTGTAGAGGAAAATGTTCCTATTGTTTCTGCTACCCAAACCACTCGTAGTGGATATGGAAACTCTGATGTTGAACTTACAGATACTTCCGAATCTTTTGGTCTTCCTGCCACTGCAGACTTTATGTTTGCATTGATCAGCACAGAAGAACTAGAACAACTAGGTCAGATACTTGTAAAGCAATTAAAAAACAGGTATAATGATCCTACCATCAACAAAAGATTTGTCGTTGGTATTGACAGAGCGAAAATGAGACTGTATGATTGCGAGCAGTCTGCCCAAGATGGGATTCTTAATTCTGGTCAAGAACCAGAAGAGAAGCAATCGAAATTTAAAACTTTCACCAAATTCGAAGAGTTCAAAGTCTAATTATGTCAGAACAACAAGAAAATAAAATTCCTACAGTAGAAGATATTGCTAACAAAAAAGGCTTTGCTCCTCAAGGATCAAAGCGTGTTAAAGAAGCCCAAGCAAAAACTGAAGATGCTACCGATGGTAAATTTGAAGCAGACTTCCATAAATATGTTGAGTTTGTAGATCTCACTACTAGTGAATGCACGAAGCAAACTTCTAGTTTTGTTCAGCGTGTTTTAGATCTTGAAGAATCGGGATGTAAAGTATCTCGTCTTGCAACCGCTGCTGCTGGTCTATCTGCAGAAGCTGGAGAGTTTCAAGAGATTGTAAAGAAAATGCTTTTCCAAGGAAAGCCGTGGAATGACGACAATCACGAACATCTTATCAAAGAACTGGGTGACATTATGTGGTATGCTGCACAAGCATGTCTTGCACTTGGTGTTAGCTTTGATGAAGTTATCTTTATCAATACGCTTAAATTGGCTGCTCGATATCCTGAAGGAAATTTTAGTGTAGAGCGATCCGAAAACAGGAAAGACGGAGACATTTAATTCTAAATAGAGGGGTAAACTCCCCTCTTTTTTAATGGCAAGTATTAGGGATTCTTGGTATAAGTATACCAGATATTATTCTGAGGGTTTTCAAATAACCCTTAGGAAAGAGAGCCCAATATATAATGGAGACGGGGCAAGAGCTACAAAAATTGCAGATCTTCCTAGGGCTGCTGTTGTGCATGTTCATCCGATCGATGCTACAAATTATGTTCCTAGGGTGAAGATAACTTTCGACTCTAATAAAGAAGGTTGGATTGCAACACCAAATTTAAATAAGCCTGGAGTATCCACTGGAGGAAAAGTCAAAGTTACTTGTGATTTAAAGCCAGAAAGATTTGTTGGGATCACAGGTTCAAAAATGACAGTCAAAAAATATTATGATGCCGTCATTAAGGCTATCGACTTGAGACCAGATAATGAAGTTCCAATGATTCTTAAAAATTATTTAAAGGAATTGACGGAATATTGTATTAATCATGATCCATCAGATAGACCTGGATTAGTAGCTGCATTTAATGAACTTCAAAATTCTGAATATATTGACTGCATGAATGCAGTAGATAAAGATTTTTCTGAGATTATTGCTCCACTTTGTGTATTAGATAGAGCAGAAGCTGATTTAGCTAGCTATGGATTCCCTGAACTAAACAAAAGAAACGGATTAGTATTTTTACCAATAGAAGGGAACTTTCCTCTGGTTGACTTTTTGATCTATGATGATAAAGAAAGAGAATATAAATTTTCAGTTAAGAAGATATCTGGAACCACTAACGTAGTAAAAACATCAGATATTGTAAATCTATTATCTAGATATGATCATGATCAGTGGGCAGTTGAATATAGATCAACACCAGATTTTAAGATGTTAGAGATACTTGCTGGAGATGGTGTTAGAGTTGGATCATTCAAAGCTTTGAAATTTGCAGTTGAGACTTATCCTAGTGAATTTCCAACTTCAGTGGTAAACGGTATAACTTCTATGGTTCCTGTAGATGGCGATCCCGAGGAGACAGTTGTGCAAGAGGCACAAGACCTATGGCTTGACCTCGCTGCAGAGTATTATAATGAAGGAGTGACATACTGGAGGGAGGGTCATCCCACAATTCAAGCTAAAGGATATGTATCATTAGCTTCTCTTATTGCTCAAACTTCTATCGGCAAACTTAGCTCAGTGAAGAAAAAATTCACATACCGTAAGGTGATGGAAGAGTTTGTTATGAGGGAAGTTGTATACTATAAGTTTAGAACTGTTAGGGGGCTGCCTGAGTTTTACATGGAAAACCATCTAAGAAATAGATTAGATCCCTCTGATAACTTTTACTTGAGAGTTAAGTCTTCTATCGGCAATCCATATCGAGATACAATTGGAGTTCAACCATAATGGCAAAAAACACTCACCTAGAACACTTAGAAGATGACATCTTTAATAATGGATATGCTGGTGCTCAGAATGCATTGACATTTTTAAAGTCTCTTCGAGATATGCTTACTGAAAATGGAAATGGAACAGGAACGAAAGTAACTGTTAAATGGGATGGCGCCCCTGCTATTTTTTGTGGAACTGATCCTGAAACAGGATTTTTCTTTGTTGGCACGAAATCTGTTTTTGCAAAAACTGAACCGAAGATATGCTACGATGATGCAGACATAGATCTTTGGTATGGAGATCATCCAATTAAAGATAAATTAAAGATGTGTTTAGCACATTTATCCAAGCTTGGAATTAAAGGAGTAATTCAAGGAGATCTTTTATATACTCAAACCCCTCCGTTAGCAAAGATGGGGGGTAAAGATTGCTATAGATTTAGACCAAACACAATTACTTATTGTGTTGACGCAAATACGGAGCTTGGTAAAAAAGTAGGCAATAGTGAAATGGGTATTGTATTTCATACTCACTATACTGGAACTAGTATGGCAACTATGAATGCTGGGTTTGGTGTTGATGTATCTCCATATCAGGGATATTCTAAAGTTGCTGTATTCTCTGCAACATTCCAAAATGTTGGGGGTGCAGCTAATTTGAGCACAACTGAAAAAGCAAAACTCAACAATAGCATTACTGTTGCTGAAAGAAACTTAAAGCAGGGAAAACCATTTCTGGATATTATTGGCGGGGGCACAAAGTCATTTGACTATGCAGCCTTATTTAAAATTTACTTCAACGATGTAATTAAAAAGGGAGTCATTCCTAGTAATTCTAGTGCAATGGCTGCTGGCTTTGCTTCCTTTGTTGAGGCAAGATATAAGGCAGAAATCACCAAAAAGAAAACAGAAAAAGCTAAACTAGAGTGGGAAAAGAAACGTGCAGATTCTCTCAAATTTCTAAATAGTAATAAATCTACTATGTTTGCAGCACTATCTGGATTTAAAAATTTGATGGCTGCAAAAATTCAGCTTATCAATAAGCTTAAGAAGATTGAAGGTGTGGGAACATTTTTAGAGGATGAAAATGGATACCGTGCGACTTCTCCAGAAGGATTTGTTGCAATTAAAGATGGGATGGCAATGAAACTTGTAGACAGACTTGAATTTTCTAGAGCAAATTTTACAGTAGCTAAGGATTGGAAAAAATGAAATTTAGGCAATTTATTCTTGAAGCAGTAGAGACTTTAAAGAAAGCCACAACTGGTCAAGCTGCCCCCAAAAAACCTACCGAGAAAAAGGAAATTGCTTTTACCTTTGGAAGATTCAATCCTCCACATGCTGGTCATGGTAAACTTTTAGATTCTTGTGGTAAAGCTTGTAAGAACTATAGAGTTTATGCTAGCCCATCACAAGACGCAAAAAAGAATCCCTTAGATCATAAGACTAAGGTTACGCATATGCAGAATTTGTTTCCAAAACATGCGGATAAAATTGATACTACTGGAGAGCACAGAAATGTGTTTGATATTATGTCAAGTCTACACGATGAGGGACATACTCATGTAAAGATGGTAGTAGGTGACGATCGTGTAGAAGAGTTCCAATCTTTATTCGACAAGTATAAAGATAAGTATCCAAATATTAAAAAGATTGATGTTCAATCTGCAGGAGCCCGAGATGAAGAATCGACGGATCCGATTGAAACACTTTCTGCATCTAAGCAAAGATTACATGCTCAAAAAGATGATCATGAAAGCTTTCATACTGGGATGCCAAAAGGAACAGATCCAGAGCATTCGAAAAAATTAATGCAAGATGTTCAGGCAGCAATGGCTAAGAAAGAAGAGAAAAAGAAGCCTGCTGCCAAAAAGAAAAAGGTCGAATCAATTCATGAAGTATGGGAGATTGCTCCTAGCTTAGATTATGAAACACTACGCCATCACTATATTCTAGAAAATATCTATAAGATTGGTGCCATTGTTGAGCACATGGATACTGGAATTAGAGGAGAAGTATTACACAGAGGAACCAACTATTTGATTTTTGTTGATCAGGATAATAATTCTCATAGAGCTTGGCTTACTTCATTGAATGAAGTAAATAAGAAAGAGTCTGCAGATCAATCATCGACAGGAAATAATTGGTATGTTGGAGGCGATAAGTATAGAGAGGATGTTCAAAAAATGACACCAGGGCAACCTGTTGTAAAATTCTCAGAGTTTAGAAAAAATAAATAGTATTATAAAAGTAGGTAAAACTAAAAAATGAGTCTTTCACTTTCCCTAGCCTCTTCATTAATTGGCTATTCTATTGAAGAGCAAACAAAAATTCTCAGACAGGTTGAGCTTGGTCTTATGGAAGAGATCAGCTTTTCTGAGTTTATTGCTAACAATCAAGCTCTTCCAACAAAGAGATTAAAGGATGCTGCATTAAAAGTTTATTCTGAAGTGGAGCAGTATGATGAGCCTATGGAAGGTTATGCTGGATTTCCAGTTGAAAAAGATAAGTTGATGAAGAAGAGAGAAGAAACTGAAGATAGAAATATTGGTAGAGTATATCAATACAATGGTCAGCAAGTTGTAGTTACCAGTAAGAGATCTGATGGTAGCTATATGATTACAGACAAGAAGGGCAACAAGTCTGCAAGAAAGCCTTCTGACCTTGGCATCAAGGCAGCAATGGGAATTGGCGTTCAGGAAGGAATTGATATTGAAGATCTACATCAGCAGATGCTAGATGAAAAGAAAAAATATATTGGAAATAAAGGAAAGCAAGATGATCCTTGCTGGAAAGGATATGAAATGGTTGGGATGAAAAAGAAAGGTAGTAGAGATGTTCCCAACTGTGTTCCCAAAGAATCAGTAGAGCATTTAGATGAAAAGATTACATCTAAAACTGATATGGGAACTGCAATCAAAGATTTCCAATCTTCGAAGTCTGCTCAACTAGCAGGAAGAACTAAAGAAGAAAGAAGAAAGGCAGCAATTGCAGCAGTCTTAACTGCTCGTAGAGGTGGTAGAAAGCTTGGAGAAGCTTTAGATGCTGTAGGTAAGGAAGATTCCGACGTTGATAATGATGGCAAGAAGAATGATAAGAACGATAAGTATCTAAAGAATCGCCGTGCTGCGATTGCTAAAGCAATGACAACTCGCAAAGAAGAGTTTGAAATTGATGATGATGTAATTGCTGAAGCAGAGGGTTCTTATGGTCAAACTCCAAATGCTAGATCTGCAATGAGTAAACTGACTCTTAGTAGAATGCGTAAACCTGCAAGTGAGTATTCACAAAGGGGTGAGAAAACCAAAAAAGTAAAGGAAGCAGAAAAGCACGCAAGCAGACAGAATCGACTAGCAAGTGGAAGTAATCGCTACGGTTCAAGAGGTGAAATGGATCAAGCTCGTAGAAATTGGTCTAGAGGTGCTGATGATTATGGTCATACTGGATATGATGGAGAGGGATATGGTGGTTCAGTAACCAAGAATCCTAAGAAACTGCGTAAGCAAAAGGCAATGGGTGAGATTGCTAAGGAGCAGTTTGAAATTGATGAAGCAACTGCAATGGCAAAGCGTGGATATGATGAAGCACCTATTCGTAATAAGATTGCTAAGTCTACTGGTGGCGGTAAGTCTGCAGATAGAGCAACTGCACTTGAGAACAGACCAACCTATGGTGACGATAAGAAGGCAAAGGCGAGACAAGAACTTGCGAGAAAGCAAAGAGGTGACTTCCGTAAGACAACATCATCATCTCCTGGTCTCCATGGTTATGCTCACAAGTCAAATGATCCTGCTGTAAAAGCAAAGCAAGCAGCAAGAGGTGCTCAGAGAGGTGCTCTAACTCCTTCTGAGAAGAAGCAACTTAATAGAGAATCATATTCTTGGCGTCAAGCAATGGGGATTGAAGATGGAGAATAATAACAGCACCAAGAGAAAGCAATTTAAACGTGTAGTTGTAAATCCTAAAACAGAAGATCTCATGAAAGAAACTTATAGAGACAGTATTAAAGGTTTAATCGAAGAGATGAAAACCAAAGCGAAAGCATCCCTCAAGAAAAAGGAAAAGGGGGAGGAAGATGAAGGCTGCAGCACACATGATGATAAAATTGAAGAAGCAAAGAAAGACGATTCATATCTAGAAACTGATATGAACAAGCGTCAAAAAAATAATGAAAAGGCTATTGCTGATATGAAAAAGACCAAAGCACATCGTGATATGGTCAAGGCAGCTAGCAAGCATTTTGAAGAAACTGAATATGTTGAAGAGAGCAGTGAAGAAAGAAAAGAACTAAGAAAGTTAGCTGCACAAGAAAGAGCAGCAGAAAAAAAGCATGAGAGAGAGTGGAGATCTACTAGTAAGCCAGGTGAAAAGAAAACAGGTCCGAAATACAGCACAACTAAATTACCAAAGAGAGATGGTGCTGATTACGCAGAAAAGACCCTAAGAAGTGCTCATGCTATTGATAAGCTAACCAGAGGGAAAACCCTTCATGGTATGTCGGAGGAATCAGAACAAGTTTCCGAAAGATATTATGGTAGATATCAAACTTATTCTGGGCACTATAAAGATAGAGATGAGCCTGGGGAAGAAGATTGGAGACCCGATGTTAAAGCACATAATGCTTCTTTAAAGAAAAAGAAGGTTAAGCTCAAGAAAGAAGACGAAAAATCATAAATAAAAAGGGGTTCCTCCAAAGTTAAATTTGCTTTAAGGAGAAAATCATGGCAAACGTTGTAGAATTAGTAAGACCAATTTTATTTGCTTTTTTAAATTCCTGCCACACCAAAAGACTAGTGGTAGATCTTGTTGATAGATATGTAAAGACTACAGATAATGATATCGATGATGTTATTGCAAGCTCAGTAAGAGCAGCTCTTCTTAAGAATTGTAAGTGATAACATGTCTAGTTGTTGCTCATGGAGTAACAGTTATTTTTGCTACCTTATGGCTAATATCAGAGATATTGGCTTTAATACCTTGGATTAAGTCGAATAGTATATTTCAATTACTTAGAAGTTTTCTTAGAGCTTTGGTTCGCAAAGTAAAGTAAACAGGGAGTCTCTGACTCCCTGTTTTTATAAATATCTTTTAGGAACTGTTTAAAAAAGAAACATGGCAATTTTCGGAAAAATCGATGCTAAAGCTTTAGCAACAAACGTTGCTGTAGTTAACGGAGATGCTACAGTAACTACTACTGGAAGTTTCACTAATACTGCAACTGCTGATTATATTGAACCTGGAGACATCCTTGCTCTATCTGGTGTTCAGTATATTGTAAGAGAAGTCACAAGTGCTACTTCCTTAGAGCTTCATAAAGCATATGCTGGATCTACTGGAACTGTAACTGCTGCAAATGCGATTCGCAGAACAGCTCCAAAGGCAGTTGCTGAGTATGTAGTAAAAGGTGGTGATACTAATGTAGGTTCACTAATCTTTGTCGATACTACTGAGGTAGCTTTAAACGAAAACAGAGTCAGAGGTCTCACTTCTCCTGGTTGGTGGGTATATAAGACATATACAGATGCTGCTGGTAAGACCAGACACAAATCAGAGTGTATTGCAGTAGTCAAAGCAACTGCAGCAGTTGCTGGAGATTACTCTGATAATCCAGCTGCAGACGTTGCTTCTGCAGTTACTATCAGTGTTCAGCCAGCCAATTCAACTTCTTCAAGTGGTGCTGGAACATTTACACTTACCACCACAACAACAGGAACTCCTGGAACTCTTATCTATCAGTGGCAGCGTCAAACTGCTTCAGGAACAACCTGGAGAAATGTTACTGCATCTTTAGATTCTGGAGTTACATATTCGGGAATGGCTACAGCTACACTTTCATACAGTGGTCTAGCTGATACTGCACTTAATGGTTACAAGTATAGAGTAAAGGTTACATCTGAGGGTGGAACTGAAGAGGTTATTTCCAATGGTTCTGCAACGCTAACCTTTGGAACCTGATAAATAAAACAAAAAATAAATAGTAATATACTGGTATGAGATTTAATGAACTGAATGAAAGCAACTATATGATGTTTGCTATTAAACATTATGATAATCCACAGTCTGTTACTATGGATGATTTCTTGGAAGATCTTAATAGATTTAAGTATCTAAAAAGATTATTTAATAAGTATTTGAATTCTGGAACTTTAAGAGTTCATCTAATACTAAATCATTTAATCATTTTATTTAATGTCTTTAATGAGGCGACAATACCTCTTTTACTCTACAAGTTAGAGTATAAGCATTGGAGCCTATTAAAGACATTTTTATTATTTTTAGATAGATATCCAAGTGACTTGGGAACATTAGCAAACATAGAAATTGAGATAGAAGCACAAAAACAGTTGGAGAAGATTTAATGGATGGTGCAATTACTAATTCTGTAGGAACTGGTTCTGAAGTTGCACTGCCTCCAGCTCATGAACCTCCAGGTAAACTAGCATCACAGAAAAAGAAAAAGAGAAAGTTTAAATCTCCCGTATCAGAATCAATTCAAGAGTCTGTTGGTTACTTTCCATTTAAAATTGAAATTGATTTTAGTGAATTTATTTTATATGGAAAAAGTGTATCTGAAATCAAATTGGTTTTAAGAAAAATATACAGACCTGAAGCAATTACTGTTGCTAAAATTACTAGATTGCAGCCTAATGAAGTTATAAAGTATTTCTATGATAAAAGAATGGCGGCACTTCATCATATTGCAAACCCTAAAGCGGAGTAATCAGATGCAACCAAGATCAGACGAGAGATTGGCAGTTCTTGAGGAAAAGCTTAATATCTATGAAGAGCTTTCTAGAGAAATGCTTTATAAATTAGAAAGTGCTGTATCTAAAATATCTGAAGCGAATCAAAATATTTCTATGATCTTGACAAAACATGAAGCCAGATTAGATCAAACTGAGAAGGCTGATGAAGCTCTATTGGAGTTAATTAAAAATCAAAGATCAGATCTAGATAAGATAGAAAATAGAGTGAATGATCTTTCTAGATTTAGATGGATTGCTGTTGGTGTAGCCACAGCCGCGACCGTGATCATTACAGCTTCAAATCTTTTCGCTGACCTATTGACACCAGACCACAAAAAGAATATGATGAGAGGAAATGGTGAAACGCAATTGGCGTGTTTGTTAAATCATG